CACCCTCAATTAGCGGCTTTTGCTTTTTGGTGCGCCAGATTCGTCCCTGATCGTCCTCAAACTTCTCGTTATTGTTGGTGATTAAGGGCACCAGATGCCCGCGGCCTACGTCATACAAGTCGTTGATCATCGCGGCATAGAGCTTTACGTCCTTAGTGAAAAAGACAGGGATCCACCCGCGTTGCATGGCGTAAAGCATCATGCCTGCTGCAACGCGCCCTTTGCCGATGCCGCCTTGATCGCCAAGAATGAAAGCGAGCGGGTCTGGATGGGTTTCAGCGGCTTTAATCGCCAGCCCGAGCGCATCGATCTGTTCAGCCGAGAAATACAGTTCCTTGAAAGCCTTGGCCTCTTTATCCGAGTAGCCGATCTTCCGCATCACGTAGTTGTCGATGTTTTCCTCGAAGAACAGCTTGTTGAGAGCTTCGCGCTGCGGCGATTCCAGATTCGTCGGCGTTAAAATCTGGAAGGAGTTGTGCTTGCTCGTTGGTTTGTAGGGAACCCTATATTGAGGCGCTGGTTCGGGAAAATCCTTCCCCTGTGAACCGAGCTTGGCTGACGGATCTAGCTCCGGTGGCTTCGACGGCTTGATCCCAGCCACGATCTTCGGCCAATCGTGAGTAGCGCGAAGGTCTTTCTTGACCATGCCCATCGCGTCCCAAATCGCCTGCAAATACTGATGCGCCGCTGGCGGGACCATTTCAGCCAACTTCTCCGGTGTGGTCACACCGGCAGCGATCATCGAGCGCGCGGCTTTTAGGAGTGCCGTGGTCTTTTCATCCGGCATATCCTTCTGGACCAGCGGCTCCGGAAACGGCTCGGAAGCCATGAGCCCGCCGAGTAGATCGTTGAGATCCTCTTGCGCCTTGTCTAGGCGTCCTCGTTGCTCATGTTCGCCAGTAGGCTCTCGTACACCTTCTCCCCCTGTAGATCCGGCGGCAGTTGTTCCGCCAGCCTCAGATCCTCCTCTTGGAGCAGGAACGGGTAATTTTCCAGCAGTTGGTGGAGCGCCTGTGACGCTTCCTCCTGATCCGAGTCCGGGAACAGGCGGTTCCCCATGTTGTGGTCGTTCAGATCCTTCGCTAGGTTTCCTGAGCTTTCGGATAGCACCAAGTGCTCCGCTAACCTGTCCAGCAGCTTGCTCCGGCGTGAGTGTGCCTGCTGTGATTCTTTCAGCGTCGGTTCGGGCAAGCTCATTTTTCAGGTCATCCCAACTCGTTAGGATACGCGGCGCGTTGGCGCTTGGCAATTGAATTGGCGATTCGCCTCGGCCTCGGATCAGAACCACATCGACCGGCCAACCGGCGCCCTGCTTCTTGTAAAGCTCGCCGTCGACCGTGAAATGATCGATCACGCCGTAGGCTGCATAGAGGCGTTTCCAGAAGGCGCCGCGCTGCCCTTGCGCGTACCATTCCCTGCGGGCCTTGAGATCCTGCATCACCGCTCCGGTGTTTGTTCCCGGCCCGCCCACGATCAGGACCGCGCGCCCATCGTCGGCCAGCGACTTCAAAGACTCGAGAACGATCGCATGATCGATCTGCGTGGTTTGCACCCCATCCACGATGAACGTCTTGGTTTTGCCATCTTCCTGCACTGTGCCGAAAGGCGGGTTCATGGCTTCGCGGTCAGCCTTGATGTTGGGATGCCACTCAGAAGCGTCCTTCATCGTGACGACCTTGATCTTCTGCGACATTAACTCGGCTGCGCGCTGGTCGTTCAGCTCGTTAGCGAACACCTGTTGCGAACTCGAATCGGCCTCGATCAAGAGCATCCCGTTGCCCGCAGTCGGCTCGTAGATCTTCTTCCCGCCCTTAATGTCGGCCAGTTGCGAGGCGACATACGCCAGCGGGACCGGCGTGGAGTAAGCCTGGTCGAGCTTGCTGGTGGCAGTGCGCGCGGTCAGGTTCGGCTGGTTGTTATACATTTCGACCAGCCGGTCGAAGATCTCCTGCGGCGTTGCATTGCGCCGGCTGGCCTGCATATCGGTCGCCGCCTGCACGATTCCAGCTTCTGCGGCTTCGTCGGCCTGCTTGGCGGTAAGACCGTGTTTTTCGGCAAGCTCGGTTAACTCCGTGCGCGGAAACTTCTGACCGATCAACAACTTGGTAGCCACGGCGCTCCTGACTTCCTCGTGACCCTTCGGCATGGCGCCGCCTACCTCAGCGCCAATAATAGATTCAGCGTGTCCTGTTTCCTTGTTCCACGTATGCGTAGGCGGCTCGTCGCTCTCGACAACGCGCATTTCCTTCGCGCCCATCCAACGGTTGAAAATTGTGCTGCCCGAAGCTGCGGCTTCCCACTGCTCCGCGAAGCGCAAACCGTTGCTCGTGTACCCCGAACCATCGTCGATCTCGGCTTTCCAACTGCCAACGGTCTTGGCTTTGGCGGGCTTCTCGGTTTTCCCTTCTACCGTAACGGTGAACTGCGGATTACCGGCGCGGATGCTGTCGACCGGAGCGGTGATCGTGATGCCGCGCGCGCTGATGTAGGCTTCGCCGCTCTTGTAGCTGTAGCCGCCGCCTTTGTCCTTGTAACCCTTGCTTAGACCGGCATCGAACCAAGTGCCGGTAACGTGACCGAGTCCCTGATCGACCTTGAATATGTCGACCAGCTTGGTCTTGAGCCGCTGGATGAACTCGTCCTGCGGCATATTGGCGTCCGGTCCCATCGTGCGCTCGACCAGATCCAGCGGGAACCCTGTGCGCTCGGAGATCTCCTTGTTGGTTTCCTTCTTCTTGGGCTTCTCGCCGTATTTTCTGACCCTGTTTTGCTCAGTTGTTGAGGTATCGCCAGTGATTTCGCGGAAGCTGACGTCGCGCTTGGCCGCTTCCTCTTTGAACCAATTAACGTCGGCCTCCCCGCCACCTAACAAATGAACCCCAATGGCAAGTTTCCGGCCTTTCTGACGATCCAGCCACGCTAAAACTTCCGCCTTCGTCCATGCCTTCGCATTAAACGGAATCCCGACGATCACTTCGCCCCTCATGTCTGGATGAGGATTTTCTGGAACGGCTTGGCGTATGGCGTCAAACAAGTCCACACCAGGAGCCTTCTGCACCGGAAAGATGAGGTTGAATCCGGCCTTAAACAGTTCGTTGATCGTCGAAGCGTATTTCGTCTGTAACGCTTTTGTGGCTTCCGCGTCCCCGACAACATCAGGCACAACGATATAAAGCTGGCCCTGTCGCAGGCCGCGCTCTTGACCGGCAAGAGCGGCAATCTCGCGATAAGCGTGCAGAACGCGCTCCCACGGCACTTCAACCTTCTCGCCACGCAAATTGGCCTTGAATGCTTGGATAGCGCCGGAGTCCAGAAACACTTTACCGCCGCGCTGAACGTAATCCACGATCTTGCGCCTCACCGTTTGGGAAAGCGTTGTTCCCTCCTTGACGCTGGTGACAACCGTTGCCCCGAACGGCTTATTCGCCGCGATGCTGGCGTCAATATCCGCGATGCTCTTTTGCGCTCCCGAAAGAAACACAGTCGCCGGAGCAACTTCGGGCGCCTGTTCTTGCGTTTTGAGTCGTTCCTGCGCCGCTTCGAGATAATCGCCTTTTTCCAGTTGCCGCGTGCGCTCGTCGATAACGTTCTGAGCCATTTGCGCCGCGATAGCTGTCGGTTTGCCTTTCAACTGGTTCCGCGCCGATTTGAGGCTCGCTTCGACTTCGGCCTTGGTCATGTAGTCGAGTAGCGGCCTCGGCCAGCGTTTGGAGCGGATCGCTTTGTCTGGATCGAAGTCCTGCGGCTTGGGAACACGAACCTCAGCGTATGGCGATCCCAACCGGTGCGCGCGTTGGAGCGGTTTGCCTTCGCGCTTGTTGATCGCCTGCGACAGAAGATACCGGCGCTTTGCCTTCGCCAGCTCGATCTCGTCAGCCACTTTATCGAACTGAGCTTCGAGTTGGCTGTGCCTCATCGCCTTCTCCTGATTGTACGGCTCGCTTATGGCAATATCATGGTCAGCGACCTTACCCGCCAGATCCCATAGCGTGTTTTCGTAGTCATCCCGCGTCTTGGGTTGCGTGTAAACGATCTTGCCCATCTTGCGCGCTTGTCGCTCCGCTCGGACTTCATCAGCGGTGTTGATCTGCTCGATCGAATCAACCTCGTCGAGAGTGATGGGAGAATGGTTCTTAACCTCGATCCATTTGAGGCCCGCGGAAATCTGCATGAGGCCGATGAAGGTTTCGCCCTTTGTCGTGATTTTCACGCGACTGCCAATCTCCGGCTCCGGCGCTTCCTCGATCGCGGGCGCCGTTTGCGCTTTTAACCCCTCGACGATCTTGGGCCAATCGTGCGTTCCGCGCAGGCTACCTTTGACCATCCCGAAAGCGTCCCACATTGCCTGCAAATACGGGTAGGAAGCTGGCGGCATAACTTGCGCAAGTGCCTCGGGCGTAGTAACCCCGCTGCGCAGCATCGACTTCGCGGCTTTAACGAAAGCGTCCAGTTTCTCGTCGGGAATATCACGTTGCGCGAACGGCGCTGATGCCATGAGCGCCATTCGCGGCCTCGGACTTCGCATCGCGTCGTAGATCGCCTCAACGTGATGAGGCTTCATCGAGAACTCGCGGGCGACCTTCTCAACGCTCTGCCCTTTCTCGGTCAGCGCGTGATAGATCGCGTGCATCTTGAGCGTGTATTTCGGCTCCGGTTTTGGCTCAGACGCCATGAGGCCACTGAGGGCATCGCCCAAATCTTTCCGCGCCTGCTCATCCAGCGTGACCGGCTTAATCCCTTCGACCTTCTTCGGCTGACCAAGCGGAGTCATACCTTCCATCGCTGGCACCTGCGGAGTCACCGGCTTTTTCGGCGCTCGCCTCAATTCGAGTTGAGCATCCTCTTTCGCTCGCGCCCATCGCGCCCAATCGTCCGGTGGACTAATCCCTCGATCTTCCCAATGTTTCTCAAAGGCGTCCGCTAACTCGATAACCTTCGGCCAATCCTTCGCGTTCTGCGCCCTGGTCAACTGCGCCTTTTGTAACTGGTAGTGCGCCTGATCAGATTTCAGCCATTGCCCCTGCGGTACGCCACCACTGGGTCCAGCGGACTCTGGCTTTTCTTCTTCTTGGGCTTCACCTTCGCCGGTAGTCGGCCGGGGTTGTCGAAGTGGTGCGCCCTCGCCCACTTTTCCCCCTTCACCCCGAACGCCCACTCCCTCTGTGCTTGGCTTTTGGCTGGCATCTGTCACTCCTTTCGCGTGCCGCACGAGTGTTCGCGTGGCTTGTTCTAGTGCTAACTGCGTTGGAAAATCCTTCCGGATCAGACCGAGAACGACCTGATGGTCCTTGGTAGGAAGCAAACCGTGCTGATTCATCCGGTCAGCGGCTATCCGGATCTGGCCCGCCATATCCTTGCGAGCGTTGCGCTTCATCGGCGGCAGATTGCCTTTGGAGTCCAGTTCCGGTATGCCTGCGATCGCCGCTTCCTTACTCCCGATCTTGGGCTTCGCTGGTGCTTCGGGCGCGGGCCGCGCGTTCAATTCTGCCAGCCGCGTTTCCGCTGCTTCGCGCGTCTTGAATCCGTATTCGCCGTAACCACCAGGCGTGAGGGAGTGTTCTCCCTGCACCACCGCCCACGTATCTTCCTGTTGCGGTGTGCGCGCCGGTCGCGTCTGAATGTGATACGGGCCTGCCGGTTCTTTCCCTGCCTCGGCCTTCTGCGGCAGACCGTAAGAATCGATCCAATCGTTCAGGTGTTTGAGTAGCGCATCGCGCTCGGGACTTGCCTTGAGTCCGTTCAGTCTATCAATCTCACGATTGACCTTCGTAACGTCATCTTGCGTGGCCGTCGCCAAATCCGGCAACTTGGGCTTCGTGGCTTCCTCCTCGGCTTTGAGGTGCTCGGCTATAGCTTTTTCCTGTTCTGCCTTCGCTGCTCCGTAAGGCTCGGCCTCTGGTTGCTCCGGTTGCGGCTCCGAGGCTTGGAGAATTTTCTGGATATTGCTTTCCAACGCCTCGCTCTGAGGACCGGTGATCGACGGCAGGACCGGACTAATGTCCCTGTGATGCGCTTCGGTGATCGTTTCGCCCGCGCGATGCTGCATCACCATGCGCTCGTACTCGAACCCGAGCGCCGCAGGGTTGGTTACGTCTGGATAAACCTGCCCGAGCGCCTTCTTCGTGTCGTCGTCGAGGTTGTTGTAGAACCCAGCGTAGTCAGGTTTGTCGCCTGATTTCGACGCTTTGACCTGTAGCGCGTGCCAGTGTTCTTCCTGCGTGGAACTTGTTAGCCAGCCAGATCCGCTTCCGCCGTGTTCCTCGATCGTCGGAATGTGCGAGGCGGCTTTTTCAGTGTCGATGCTGACTTTGCCGCTGATCGGATCAGTCTGGAAACCGCTCGCTGAATCGTGCGGCTCGAACGCTACCAGCGTTCCCGCACGGTCTAACTGGTCTTTGTTTTGCTCGAGGAGCCGGTCGAGGTGCGCCCTGACTGCTTCCGGCTTGGAAAGGTCAGGGGCGTGACTAATGCCGGGTCGCTGACGGAGTGGTTTGAGAGCAGGTCGTGTATACTCGGGTCGAGCCGCGACTTCTCCCCCTGCCCCTTCTGTACCGGCTGCTGGAGCGGCTGTGCCTGCTGGGGTTGGGCTTTCTGCGGCTCCGGTTTCACTGGTTGGTGGTATTTTCTCCTGTCCAGCGATTGGAGCAAGCCCGAAATGACCGGCATTAATGTTCTTCCGGAGATCCTCGGTGTTTTGGATCAGCGGTTTGTTAAGCCTGCCCGACTCCGTTGATTGAAGGCTCGTCGAGTTATCGTCGGATCCCACGACCTTGTACGGCGTCTGGCCGATGTGGATGATGTCGCCAAACTCGAAAGCACCAGAGCCAGTGGCTTTCTCCGCGTGTTTCTCTATGTGCGCGTCGAGAATGTCTTGGTAATTAGCGTGACCGCCGAACTGCTGCTTTAACGACCGGAGCAGATGCGGATCACTGTCGCGCGTAAGACGCCACAACCGATCCTCGGCCTCTTTGACCGATTCACTCGGAGTGAACTCCTGCTTGGGCGGCTCGGGCTTGGGCAAGTCCGCAGTATCGACTGCCGTGTAGCCTGGTTTCGCGTGTTCTCCGTGCTCGACCTTGTGTTCTACATCGGCTGGAACGGATTCCCCACTGGCGGGCTTTGCGGTGGGGGCGGCGCCGGTATCGGCGCCTGCTGCGGCGGGACCGGTCCCTGTGCCGGTGGCACCGGCTGGCTTCTCGTCGGTGGTAAGACCGCCGAGGGCTTCGTCGAGGTCTTTTTGTGCTTGCTCGTCGAGTGTGGCGGGCTTTGGACCTGCTTGAGTGACCTCGGGGGCCGCGCCGCCTCCGGTTCCTCCATCGGGAAGCTGCGGCTGAGTTTCCGTGCCGCCTCCACGTGGGGGTTCGTCGGAAGGTGGTGTTTTTGGCTGTGTTTCTGTTCGTACATCTGGTCCTCCTGTGGTTGGTTTTTCTCCTTCTACTACTTTTGCTTTTGCCGGTTTCTCCGCTGGACCGCCAAATTCAGGTGGAACAGGCGGCGGTTTCGGCCCTCCGGCTGGACCACCAAGGGACGGTGGAACCGGTGGCGGCGGGCCTGCCTGACGGTGAAGTGAATCAAGCGCCTGTTTCGCAGCTCGCGCTTTCGCTACCTGCTCAAAACCCTTGGATACGCCACCGAGTAAGCCGAATCCGAGCGCCTGCTCCGGCACGTTCTCGAAAAGGCCGGTTTCTGGATCGTATTGTTTGGTGACGATGTTCTGCGCGGTCTGAACACCGCCACCAACTGCCGCGTGAGTGAGAGCTTCCTTGCCTACGTCGAGAGCGCGTTGCGCCGGCGTCTTGAAAAGTTCCTGCCCGAGTCGCTTAATTCCCTCCATTGCCTCGGTCTTAACCGCCTGAGGCATAACGCCGATCCGCACACCTTCGGCAAGGTGCTGCAGGTACGCGTTGAATCCTTCGCGGCCAACCAATCGCTCGCCGTTGACGACAACGCCGTCGGTGAATGACTTAACGACCGCTTCCGCGATCACCTTGGATGAAGTACCGCCAAAAACGCCTTTGAGCGCCGCGCCGACACCCTTAAACGGCAGACCGAGGATGCCGTTGATCGCGCCGCTGGCGAGCCCGAGCGCCTGCGCCTTCTCGTCGGACACTCCTCGAGCCTTCGCGCCTTCGTAGGTGTTGTTAAATCCGCTCGAAAAGAGCGTCGACACCGTGAGCGGGACGCCAACCTCGGGCGCGAGCAGGCTGGTCGCCACATACGGGACCGCTCCACCGATAAAATTGCCGACTTTAGCTCCAACCGTGTCTTTCAACCGGTCATCGAGTTCGGTTATCTCGTGGCCGGTAATCTTTTTGGCGATCAGCGCGCCGGGAGTAGACCGGATAGAGGACAAAATCGCGTCGTGCGCCAAATCGCCGGTCTTGTTGGCCAGTTTGTCGTCGGTCGATTGGTCAAAGCCAACGACCTGCTTGGCAATACCGAGCGGTGAGTAACGATTTGCGACCTTGATACCACCTTGAATGACGTCGCGCACACCGTTGGCGAGGCCGTTCGCCATTCTTGCGGCAAAATCCCGATATTCGTCAGCCGCCGTGGGATTACTTTCTTGGAGCGCGTCAGCCTTGGCGTTAGCGTCCTGAATGTCATGCGCAGTTGCGACAGCCGCTGGCGCGGCGTGAGCGGGAAGCGTCCCATCCTGCGCGGATTGCCTGAGCGCCTCAGGAGTCAGGTTCGTCTGATCCTCTGGCGGTCCCATTTCGTGATGATGTTCCTCCGCGAAAGCGTCAGCCGACTTAGGCCCAGCGAAAATGCCAAGGTGCTGGCCGGTTTTCTCGTACTGCTGAATGGCCTCGTCCTTACTCATTTCGTGACCGTCATCAGCGATCGAGGGAAGCAGGACTTCGCCCTTGGCCGTGCCAATCGAGAAGGATTTGACCGTGCTGGTCGTGCCGTCAGGGTTCTGGACAACCGGCCTCGTGTTGTAGTCGATGTTGCCGCGTTCCAGCATACCTGGTGCCTGCTCCGGCCCGAAATTGGGCTGGACTTGCGGCGCCTGCTGCGCCGGTTGCGCCGCTCCTTCTGGTGCAGCGCCACCCTGCGGTTGATCGAGCGGCCCAGCCTGCCCGCGCCCGTGCGCGATCAGGGTTTCCATTTCCTGCCTGCGCGTTTCACGGTCCTGCTGGATCGATTCGCCTAGCGCCCGCTGCTTGTCCTTCAGGTCGAACAGACCGTTGGCGGTATCCATCGCCGCGGCCTTGCGCTTGTCTATGTCATCCCGAAGCGCCTGCGCCGAGGGAGCAAGATCTTTACTGAACCAGCCATTGGTTTCGTTCGCTTCCGGTGCGCCGTACTCAGTGTTGAAGTGATCGTCGACGGCCTTTAACACCGTCGCGCGGTCGGCGCCGGCCAATTTCGGATCTTGCAGCGTGGGAACCGAGGCGATGAGTTCTTTCCTCATCAGGTCGTGTTCCTTGTTCCCAGCCACGTAATCGGCGTGATCTATCGAGAGCTTTTGGCCGATTAACTTCGATTCCTGCGCGACGGCCTTGTCTTTGGCCTCCTGCATCCGCTGGCTCTTGATGCCCTCGTCGGTGCCGGTCCATTTCCACGGAAGCCCCGGCGCGACCTGATACTGGTCGCCGGTCTTGGGATCGGTGCGAGTTGGAAGATTGGCAAATGGATCGCTTGTTTTGGGCGGGCCAGCCGGTCCGTAGGTGAGCTTCTTGGGTTGCCCCTCTGAATCGTAGGCAATCCCGTGCGACTTATCCAAGCTCGTCAGCGGAGCGCCCTTTTCGTCAGTGGCTATGTTCACCCCACCACTCGAATCACGGTAAGTAGGGATTCCACGCGCAGCGAGATCGCTCGCCTTGAAGCGGTTCTGTTGTTGATTCTGCCGTTCTACCGCTGCGGCCGCACGAGCTGCGTTGACTTCCGCGCGACGCTGGAGATCTACCCCTTTGGATTCGGCTAGTAACTCGCGTTGCTGATTGCGCAGTCCCTCGATCCAGTACCTCGGATGCGAACCTTCCTGAGTCTTTTGAAGTTGCGCCACTCGCTGCTGGATCGCAATCTGGCGCTGATCGTAACCGCTGGTGTCAGGAATAGGAGCCGCTGGCTCGGGCGCAGCGTCCTGTTGCGCCTCGAACCCGCCATACATCGGTTGCTGCGGCGCAGGTTCCGGCGCGAACTGCTGCTCTGGTGGTGGTGGCGGGGGCGGTTCTTCTACCTGCGTCCCGTAGTCGCCTACCTCATCGAGTGGACTCGCCATGTCATCCCTGTTGCTCTGGTGGCGGTGGTGGCGGCGGTGGTGGCGGCGGTGGGAGTGGGCGTCGAGCACCAGCAGTCGCTGGCGTAGCGCCACCTAAAAAGCCTGCACTGGATATATCGGTCTTGTTAATGTCCAAAGCGGGCGAGGTTTCAGTTTCCGGTCGCGGATTGCCTTGAGTCGGAGTCCCGACGCGCGCAGCCTGAGCGTTACTAACCCCTGCCGCGGTCCTTGCACCAGCAGCCGCGTCCTGAGCTTGGTTCGAGGTTCCTCCACCAAAGGATACCGCAAGCGGAGCCGCTGGCGGCGTAGGAACGCCAGTAGCAGGCATCCCGCCTCGTGGAAATGCAGCAGCCAGCCGGTCCACCGGACTCATTGCCGTTTCCGGTGTCATGGGAACCGGCTTCATGCCGGTTAAATTCGAGGCTGACAGATCGATCCCTGAGGCTTGCGGCTCGGGTGTGCCGCCGAAATTAGCGATCGGTTTGCCACCAAAGGAGAGATCTATCCCGCCAACCTTGCCAGGTGGCGCTACCGGAGCCAGCCTGTCGGGTACTTGCGGAGCGCCAGCAACATCGCCCACCATCGAAAACCCGCCAATGCCCGGTTTTATTGCGGGCGCAGCGGGTTTCCCAGCCGCAGCGTAATCAGGGTTTGGAAAAAAGTTTGGCCGACTGTGAGGACTTCCGGTATGACCTATCACCGAATCGACGTTGTACACCGCACCCTTCTGCCCATACACCCCTTCCTCGTCACGCCAAGGAACGGTCATGTGCGTTTCGTACTTGTTGGGACCGGTAATCAACACCCGATGCGCTCCCGGTTTGTTCGGATCGCCAAGAGTTCCAGCTTCAAGCGGTTTGTAGCCTGTCCCTCCTTCAACCGACTGCATCCCCGCCTGAGGCGAACCCGCTGGAGCAACCGGTGTCGTAACTGCTGGCGCTGCCGCTGGTGTTCCCCATTCAGCCCTCGGCCTGTTCATCGCAGATGGCGGCGCCTCAGTACGAGGCGAAGTAATAACCGCGTTCGCTCTGGCGTCCTGACCAGGATCATACCCGCCGCGGTTAGGACCAGCGATCAACGTTTGTCCCTGCGGAGTGCCGGTCACCGCATTAGGCGAAGGGCGCCCAGCAATCGCATCGCGTGAAAGCGGGACTCCGTGAAAACTCGTTACCGCCGTACGCCTACCGCCACCAGAAGCGCGCTGCGCTCTGTCGCTAGCTAGGCGCTGGCGTGCTTGTGGAGCAGGAGCAACGGCAGCACCAGCAGAGGAACTGGTGTTAGGCGCGTCAGAGTCCTGCGGGTTGAGAAGCGACCTGCGACGATCTGTAGCCATGCCAGCGCCCTTTGCCGATAAGCCACCAGCTTTGGCAAGAAAAAAACTTTTCTAGCTCCACTGCGCTTTCGCCAGATCGCGCTTAACCGGCGTAGCAAACAACCCTTCCTGCACCTTCATGTAGCGGGTGGCGCGGACAATCTCTTTCATACCCACGCCCACCGCTTCGGCGTCCCGTTTCTCCTTGGCGTTACTCGCCGTCACCTGAAACATCTGCATCACCGTTTCAATGTCCTGCACATCGAGCAGCTTCTTGCGCACGGCCTCGGCCAGCGCGCCTATCCAGATCGAACGGTTGTACTCGTTGCTCTCCCACCCGAACGTAACCAGCTCCGTGCGCCCGTGCCGAAATCGCTCGAGATCCTCGCGGCTGTAGATCGAAATCCCCGCTGTCAGCAAGTTGTCGATAATGTCGCCCCGCTCATTGGCAATCGGGATTGTGAAACAATCGCCATACCAGCGCGTCAACGCCAACACCGACTGCGCCAGCGGTCCCGCATCGAGCCGACACGGTTTACGCATCTTCGCTACCACGCGCGCGGGCGATACCGACTTGGTCTTTTCGTCAAGCGTTCCCGCCCGAATCACGATCACCGAGTGATGCCCGAACACATCGTCGTGCCACACCGGATCGACCACGCACAGGTAATGCCTGCCGATGATCGGGCGCTCCCACACATCGAGCCACGAGTTCTGCGCCGCCAGTTCGTAGGTTACGTCTTTCCCAGCCAACGTCAGCGAACAGCGTTCCGGCGAGCTCGCGCGCGCAATCGATTCCAACCGGCGCAAACCCACTTCATCCAAGAGCGCAGCCGAAAGCGCCGTGTCGATCGCCATTGCGCCAGCCAAGGAATCAAACCTGTCAGGCGATTCAACCCCGCGCTTCGCCATATCCTTCTTGGCCTCGTTGCCCAAGAGGCCGTCGCTGGTGAATTTAATGCGCCTGGTCGTGGCCTGCCGGTACAGAATCGGATCGTTGGGAATAATCTCGCTCTGGTTCTGGATCTTCTTACTGGCCTCGTGCCAGTGTTCGGCGCCCAAGTTCTCGTAAATCGGGTTAACCGGTGGAGCATCGTTGTTGACCGCGATAATCGGCCAACCCATTTCGTGGAACCGGCTGATAATCGCTATCCCCATCCCCCCAGCGTCCCCGCGCGTTTCACTCGGGAGCAGCCCGCGCTTGGTAAACTCCATGATGCACCGCCCGATCGAGGACATGACGTTGGCGTCGCGCCAGATCACCTGCTCGTACTTGTTGCCTTCCTTGAACGTAATCACGTTCTCGTTGCGGCCGGCCGCGAAATCCACAAATGCCGCTTTACCCCCGTGCACGTACTGCGGCTTGGCTTCCATCGCCAGTTTCATCGCCGCCTTGGGAACGATAAACATCGTGTCGGCGTCGGCGTCCATGAACTCCCCGAACAACGTGGATTGCGTGAAAGGATGATCGATCCCGTATTCAGCAATCGTCGTGTCGATGCGCTCCTTCGAGATCCACGGGCAGTCTTTTAACCCGACTTTCATGCAGGAGAAACCTGTCGGATTCTTCTTCGAGCGTTTGAGGATCGTCTGAGAATCGTAGAAGCGTCCTTCGTTGAGTCCCGGCGAACTCACGTAGCCCTGCGCGTTGTACGTGCACCGGTTCCCAGCGTCGAACACCCCGTTCTCGATTGACTTCGCCTCGTCAAACAACATGATGCACGGCCCATCTATATCGTCGATCTTATGCCAACCCTCCGCTCGACCTGGATCGTCTGTCGTGAACCCCACGATAAACCCGCCCTCGGGCGTGTGTACCTCGCGTTCGATGAAGCGCCACCCTTTCTCGTTCTCGAACTTCGAGCGGTGCTGCGTTATGGCAGGCCAACACTGATGGTCGAGCTGCTTGGAATCGAAACTTACTATTACGAACTTGGGCCGCAGAAACATCGACAAACACCACAACCCCAGCCCCGCCACAATCACTGAGCTTTTCCCGCTCCCATTCGGTGTCGCCAGACTCGCGCGCACCACACGCCGCGGATCACGGAATTTGTTGAGAAAATCAGCCTGCCACCAGGCAAGCTGCTTACTGCCTTGCAAGAGGATCCGGTAAACGAATCCCGCCGGCGTCGTAATCAACCGACGCTCCTCCTCGTTTAACTCGGCAAACACAACATCTTCACGATCACTAACACGAACTTCGTGTCCTTCTTATGCCGAGGCAGTTTCAGCGCGTGGACCATCCGATCGTCCTTCACCCGGCAAAGCGAAAACACGATGTGGCTCGTCGTCACCACCGGCACCAGATATAAATCGCGCCGCTCGGCCTGCCCATTCTGGTTGCCCAGCATGAAACCCTCCTGCGCCAGCCATGCGCCCACAGGCTTCTTGTAGTAGCTCGGAAAATCTATGTTCAATAGCGTGGCGCCCTCGGCACTCGAGGCTTCGGCACGCTCGGCGGTTTGGGCGGTTGCGGTGGTTTGGGAAGTCGCGGACCTGGTGTCTTGATTGCCATAACGCTCAATGCTTTTGGCTCGACTAATCCACCCGCGCAAGTTATTTCACCCTGACCATGCCGCAGTTCGGTTCATGGAAAGAGGAACAGGCTTACTATCTGGCAGAAGGATTCCAAATCGCTCAAGCCAATTGCCGCCAGTGCGGCCACAAACATACCGTCATCGTTTTTCCCAGTTCCCACAAAGGCGATTACGTCAACCTCGACTGCGACATCTGCACCGCAGCCCTACTCGAAATCGCCCAAATCCTCGTCCCCGCCCTCTAAATGTGATGCGTGAGTAAAAGGACCAGCACGATCACTATCAGGATCACAAACAGTCCGTGCGACCGGTAGCCATACCCATAACCGCCTGTCGGTATCCCCCCGCACAACAAGAGGATCAGCAGAATTATAAGGATCAACCCCATTACAACATCACCAGTTGGGTTTGAGTATCTTGATCCCGATGATCACGAACAATATCAACGTCACGATCGCGTTCGCCCTCGGCGCCCATGTCATTTCCGGTGGCGCAAAGCATCCGATCGCTATCAACAACAGCAGGATCCAGTAGAATATCACTAGTAGGCTCATGCCCAGCCTCTTTACCAAACACCGGACATTCTGCCAAGAACCTTTCTCGCCCTTCGCCCAGCACGTACCCACACTCACACCGCCACCGCAAATCCTGCTTCACTGCCCACTTCTTAACCGGATCGATCACCAGCCGATGCGTCATAATCAGGCTTTTCCCTACCGCTTTTTTCTTGCTAAAACGCGATTCTCTTTCACGGTTACGTTACCACCCGCTCCCGCTCCACAAGCGCACACCCTCGACGAGAGCATGATGCGCCTCTTTACGTGGAGCCGGGAGCACCCCCAGCCTCCCGCGCCGATGCGCGCCCCAATCGTTTCCCCAACACAGCCAAAAGCCGCGTCATCAATCCCTCCTGCTCCACTAACAACTCCTGATCCGTGACGTCCAATCCCTTGAACCCCTCTCCCTTCAAAAATTCACGCAGCTTCCCCAACCGCTCCTCCAACTGGTCCCCCTCAGCCCTCAGTCGCCCACGCCAACCAGCAGGCTTCTTATACGTGCTCCCATCAGTTACCTCGTTCATAACAATAATTGCGGGAAAGGGACTCGAACCCTCGACCTTTCGGTTATGAGCCGAACGCGCTGCCTCTGCGCCACCCCGCGTCAATTTTCCCTTATACCCCGCGCTTCTCCCCGTGCGCCCCTCGCCCAGCACTCGTTATCGTCCCCGCTCCCAAGTGACTCCCCTTCTCCCGAGGATCATTCGTCGTCCCTTCCTTCTGGTGCGTCACTATCTTCTCCCCACCACCCTTCGGCCCCGGCGCTTTCGATTGTAACCGCGGATTCTGACTCCCATGCCTGTGATTGCTTCCATCAGTGACTTCGTTCATACCGCCCATCCTACAACGCCTTCCCGCAGTGTGGACACTTTTTTCGACGCCGACGATACCCGCGCATATACGCAGCACGATCCCGATGCTCCACCTTCACCCCTGATCCCACCGGTTCACCCGAAATCTTCGCCGCCCCCAAATTTCGCCCAGCCTCCCGCTCAAACTTCGCGCGGCTCTCAGGCGTTTCTATCATCCATCAATCTCTAACCCCACCCCTCCGTTCTCGCCAGAAAATTTGACCGCGCACTCGGCGCAAGGCATTATATCTGACCCCCCCCCGCCTCGCGTCCAGGCGGGCATCGACGCTAATGGCTTAACCCAAGGCTCTCCTGCTCTGTGGGTGTGGCGCAGGCCAAGCAAGCGTAAAGCGAACAAAGCCAAGGGCCGCGCTGCGCGTGGAGCGCCAGCGAAGGGCTGCTCCCGCTCAAAGATCAAGGCCAAGGGTGGCGCGAGGCGATCCGCTCTTGATGATGTGCGCTACACCATGCGATCCCCTAGCGTGGCGCTAGGTAGCGACTGATGGTTACGTTACCGAGGGTGATGATAGCCGAGGCCGCAAACAAACGCGTTTACGGGCATCCTCGCGCGTTTCCCTAGCTAAGTTTCGGGCAATTTCTCGAACTCGGCGTCGATCACCGGCGAATCCAGCAAGAATTGGCGATTGATCGAGCGCAGCTCGTGGCGCTGATCTTCGGTCAAGACGAACACATCACCGCGAGCGCCGACGTTCACGTTTACGCCAGCGGTCTTGAAGCGATCCGGCTTCCAAGCGCGGAGAAGCTCGATCTGGAGTTTGCTGTCAAACTTCCGAATGTAGGCCACCGGCACGCCCATATACCACACGGGTTCGATGTCGCCTTCCAAGGATCGCTGCCAAACGCGGCTGTGGAGCAGCTCCAACGCATCCTCAATCGCGGCGTCCCATTGCTTTGCGAAGTCGGGATCGTCCTTGCGGTGCAGGTAAGCGCATCCACGCGATACCTTGGCGTGACGCGAGGAAAGAAGGACGGAGTTTGTCATGGCCAAGGCCGCAAGGAAGCGAGGTCGCCAGTGGAGCGCGTGGCGAGCGTACGCGCGTTGCTCAGTGTCCAAGTGATGCAAACGCGATTCGAGGAAGGGCGTAACGAGTTTCCATTTTTCGCTTGAGGCGACCATGAACCGCTTGGCATGATTGATAGCGATACGTTGCGCGTTGCGAACACCGGAAGGGCCAGCGGCGATGGCGGCTTCGAGGGATTGAGTATTGAAACCGATTTCAGGTGGTGGCGCGGGTTCGATGGAATCGCGGAAATCTGCTTTGGCGGCTGGGGAGCGTTTCGCTGGGTTTTTGAAGTTATCGAGCGTTGATTTGCCCTCGTGAACTTCGGTTGAATCCGCCTGGTTTTTCGCGTTCGACTTGTTAGGCATCGCTGGCGTATTCGTTTGTGACCAATGACGCTTCATACCAAGAAATTGGTTAGGGGGGAAGCATAAAATTTGGTGTTGACTGTCGGGATAAGTAATGGCATAAGGGGAATACACGAGGCGTCCACCTCGAAAAAAGAAAGGTTCGATTGAGAGTCCAAGTATATTTCAATTTGCACAAGAAAGTGTGGAGTGTGCGTCACAAGGGGAAGGTGATAGCGCACGGTGAAAGGCTGGCGTTACGCGATTGTGTTTGCAAGGTGAATGAGAAGGCGCGGCTGCGGGTAATCGAACTAAAGCGGCGTGAAGTTCATGCGTGGATAGAGGGGGAATTGTGCGAAATGCCGGTGACTCGTGAGGGGTTCGAGGCGTTCAGTTACAATCCATACAAG